CCAAGATTAGAACCGCCTGGCAATGTAGTAATTTCTGTACCACGACCACCTTCTCTACGAGGCAACCAAAAGTCTTCCAACATTGACATATGATTTCGGTCATCTTTAATTTCACCAGTTTGAGCATCATATACCAGTTTGTTACGATATCTGTTCATAACATCTTTTAGGTATTGTTCTGCTTTAATTTTAGGTAAGTTACCCACATCAATATAGAATATACGTCTTTCAGGCGCCCTTGATATACGATAGATAACAAGTGCATCCTCAATCATTCTAAGTTGATTAACTGGTTTGATTGCTTTGTGTAAGTATGAAAGTACATGACCTTTGTTTTGGTCAATTAATCCAGATGGACAATAAGAGATTGAATCTGCAGCGACTTTAATACCTTGATTAGAACCACCTCCTACACCAATACCTTTTTCATTATACATGTAGTAATCTTCTACATCTGTAATGAGTTCCATTGATTGGTGAGAACCTTTGCCTTTGTCTTTTTTAATCTCTCTTACTTTTTTAATCTTTTTAGGGTCGATGTATCGTAATTCTACAATACCTTGTCTGGGGTTCTTCTTATCAATTACTTTATGATAAAACAATCTTCCATCAACATACCAACGTCTGAATATGTCGTGACCTTTAGCTTCAAAGTCTAGTAGTTGTAAGACTTGTGAAAACTCTTCCCTAATTCTTCTTTTGATTTTGTCTGAATAACCAAGGTTATCAAGTACAACTTGAATCGCTTGATCTCTTTCATTAGAGACAATGGACTCGTTAACAATATCTTCAATCGCAGCATCGCACTCTGCCTGTTGGGCAATGTCTCGATATCTACGAATGAGGTCTTGTTCAGTCCGTTCTCTTCCGTCTGTGTCTAATATTTGAGCAAAATGTCCACCACCAGCGACTTCAACAGTTCCGTCATCAGTTTTAGGTGGGGTAAATTTCTCTACCCCACCAGTATCTTTTATTTTCTCAAATTTAAATCCAAATAGTTCCGCCATTATATTACTCCAAATTTCCTACTACTATTTAGTAGGTTTCATAACTTATATATTTGAGGGTTCAAAATGTTGATAACGCCATGTAACCTCGAATGTTTCAATTTCTGTTGCTTCAGCAGTTGTTAAATCAATCTGTGAAACAGTCAGTGGAAACGCATTTCTAAAAATGTAAGATTTAAGGATTGTATCATCTCTGTCTAATTGTTCAACTGTTAAATCAGTTTGATAATCAGACGGAGCAATTGATCCAGTAGCATCGGCATAATTATTAATACCGTTCTGCCATCTTTCCATTGCGTTTCTAATCATAAAGTCAGTATCATTATAAAAAGTAGTTGTCCAAGTTTCTGGAGCAGGTCTGTCACCAGCCATATAAATTGTTCTACCTCTGAATGGTATTGCAATCTCACCTAAAGTACTTGCAGGCAAGTTGGTTGCAGTTACTAGGAATGAAGTTCTACGAACATCCAATCCAATAGTAATTCCAGAAGGTGGAGTTAACGTCACTTTAAATTGGTTGGCACGAGCACCACCACCGATAAGATTTGCTTTGAAATCGTCTATTTTAGCCATGATTAACCTCCTACCTCTGTAAATGCGACACCAGTTCTTACGGCGACAAAGTTAAGAGTAATAAAGTTGATACTTCTGTTAGGTTTAACATAGATATCTGCAACAAACTCATTTCTGTCAATTACTTGTCCAGTATTATTAGTACCGTCAGCAATAACCTTAAAGTCTGTTATTCCTCTTCTTCCTTGTACATCTCTAAGGAATGGTTCTACTAAGTTTCTAAATTGCGCCCTTGTAAATTCATCGTTGAACTCAAAGAGTTGGAACTTAGCAGCAGTTGCGATTGCTTTTTCTAATACCAAGAACAACCTTCTAACATTAATTCTGTCAAAAGCACTTGGTTTAGTTAATGCAGTCTTATCACCGAATAGTACAACACCCTGGCCTGGAAAGTTAACAACTGGATTAATCCTTGCACGATACAAGATATCTCTTTGAGATTTACTTGGATTGAAAGCAAGTTTTACAGCACCTCTAACATTTCCTCTATTGAAACCGCCTGGTGAAAACCAAGGGTCAGCAACATTGTCAGTGTTTGCACATAAACCAGCAGTGTCACCATTTAATGGTACAAACCTAAACTGGTCATTATATTTGTCATACATGTATTTGTAACCACTATCAAACACCATATAAGATGATGATGGACAAGCATCAAATGCTTTTTTAACATTATCAGTTTGTTTCACGGAGTCTGCGATACCAACTACAGAATTTCTGTAAGGTGATACGAAACCCACACAATCTTTTCTAAACTCAACCAAATCTGTAATCATAGTTACATGTGTGTCATGTCCAGTTAGTGTATCTGCAGCAACACTTGACGGCCCACCTAATACTAGGTTGATGTCAATACTTTCTACATCTTTGAACTTATCATATGCAAGTGCAATTTCCCCTGCTGAAACAGCAAAGTCATCTGAACCACCGTTAAGTTGTGCTTCATATGCACCAGTAACAGATGTATAAGAACCACCTTGTTCCAGTAGAATATCACCACCAGCGTTAGTTGATGAACCATCTGTACCATCTAAGATAATATTGTCACCTTCGTTAGTACCAGAAGCATCTGTTCCGTTCATTAATATTTCGTTACCAGTTTGTAAGTCTTGACCCCAGTTAGTACCAGATGAACCAATTTCATCAGCCTTACTTGTTGGGATGTTCGATGTTATTGGATGATCCATCCAGTAAATAAATGATGATGTTCTATAGATTACATCTGGGTAAAAGTTATTTTGTCCTTGAGCAGTCTTTGCATTTGGATTTTTAGAAAGGGATGCAAATGTTTCAAGTACACCAGAAAGTCTTTGTCCTGCTGTATCACTATCAAATCCAGCAATAGTTCCAGTTGTGTCAAAAACTACAATGTGTAGTTCATCGCCTGTACCTCTACCGTTTTGAGTTGCCCAAGCAGACGTGCCTGGCGCACCATCAAACATGTCATAGAATTTCCACCTACGTCTGATAAATTGTTGTGTTGGTAATGCAGCGACTAATCCAGTACCGTTTACATTATCAAGTTCTCTAATTGTCGCAGTGTTGTTAGTGATATCAACGAAAGTCACTTCATATTGTTTATCTTCATGTCCACTTGTTTGTGTGGCAAATGTAGATGATGTGAAGAAAGCAAGTATATCTCCAACATTAATTTCGTTATCTGCAGCATCAATATCGTCTAGTGTAATTGAAGTTGCACCAGAAGCAGCTGCTGAAGCAACTTTATTTGCAGTAGTTAAGTTTTGTTCGTAAGCAGTTCCACTAGCACATACAGAAATAGCAATACTATTTCCTTCTGAACCAGAAGTTCTTGCAGCCCATAAACCAACATTACCTTGCCCTTCAGCAAAAGATGTTGTATAATGGTCAGTTGATCTTATTAGTAATCCACTTGCGTTTGATGTTGCGTTTAAAACACCAGACTCAACACGAACTACTCTTAGAGCATCTGAATATTGTAAAAAGTTAGCGGCTGTAAACCAAGTTTCGTAGTTAGATGCATTAGGTTTTCCAAAGATTTTTACTAATTCTTCTTCTGAACCAATTGCAGTAACCTCACCGACAGGCCCCTTATCAAATGACCCAGCAATTGCACCAATAGATGTTGCAACAGCAGGAACTACATTTGTTAAGTCGACCTCTTTAACTTGGACGCCAGGTGATACTAGAAATGCCATGATTTACTCCTTGTCCTTTAAGTTATGCCCGTTTAGCATTATTCTTACTTAATCATTACTTTTATTTATAATTTACCGTTTCTTAAAAACCCACATTTATATGTATTTAATCATATAAATAGTAGTATGACAACACATTACGAAAAATACAAAGACACCATTAAAAAGGTTGCAAGAAGAAACTATCGCAAACGAGGCGTTTGGTTAAACAATATTCTAGCAAATCAATCTTGTACACATTGTGGTGAATCAGAAACAGTCTGTCTCAAATTCTACCCTCACGATAATGTAATTCGCTCTCAAACCAAAAGAAAAGGTATGAACGATGATAGCCGAGAACAAATACAAGAATTAATTGATAACTCTAAGGTTGTTTGTTCTAACTGTTGGATTAAACTAGATAGTGATTTGATAGAATTTCTCTAATCAACATTTCCAGCAACCATTACTCTGTCATGTTCACATTCTTGTGGTGGTACACAATGCATGTTATACTGATATTTATCATTTGCAAGTATTCCATTCCAAAAAATTAAAGTATCTTCTTCTGGTATAATTTCTAAATTTCTTTGTTCAAATACTAAGGGTGAACACTTAGGGCAACATTCTGCATAGTAAGTCCACGCCCATACAACACTATGTATGTGTGGTGTCGCTTCATCACCCTTCTGATATATTGCACCCCAACAATCTTTTGATTTCCATCTTCTAGCATGTCCAGTAAAATAGTCTAATACATCTATTACTGAGTCTGATATTTCCCCAAAGATTGGATCAAAATGGTTCATATGCCAACTAGTTCTGTGTTCAGCAAGTATATTTGTAGACTTGCCTGGATGATTTTTTAAATTAAATGCATCATCTTTTATTATACTTTTGATTAGAAGTCTTTTATCCGTAGGTATATTTAATTTAACTTTACCAATCGGATGAATAGTCTCTAACAATTGGAGACCACCTTGTTCCATATTCATCTACCATCTCCCCAATGTTTTCATCTTCTAAACCATCTACTATGAATCCAAAAGGAGCCATATCTTGTTCTATTTGGTTTTTATTTTCTTGCAACATGCGTTCTCGCATATCCATGTTAGTTAATTCTTTAAAATACGTTTGGTCAATCGACCATGCAAACATAAACAAACATGCAACCAAATCATCGTTACATCCATCGTCTGCTTGAAAGGACGATCCTTTTACTATGAATGTTGATAATTCGTTTATCATGTCATAGTCTTGTACTATCATTTTATCATCTTCGATCATCTGTTTTAGATTAGAACAACCAATCTTCTTAACTGCTTTAGTTGTTCTTACACCCAACTGTGCCCTACCACCACTAAATCCACCACCCATGATTTGGCCAGCACGACCTCTCATAGATGCCATAACTAGATTATCATATTCTAAATCAAACTGTAATGTATTAGCAACTTGTTCACCTATATCATTTACCTCTACCAAAACAAATGCTTGATTATATGCTCTTGCAACATCATATATTTTTTGTGGGAACAATAGTGGTTTTATTTCGTTATCTCTGTACTTCGCACATATTTTATATGGTATCTGTGTTACGTCAAAAACAACAAAGGCCGAGTAATCACTCTCTACTCCTCTTGCAACGTCCACCGTTATAAAATAAGTATGGTTTTTTTCTGGTGGATAATAAACATCTAAACCTTTATTAGATTGTATCGGAGTCTTATATGCAAGTTCTCTTAGTTTTCGTGGCGAAATGAGTGTATCAATAGAACCTAAAAACTCACACTCAAACTCTGTGTTAAACTGTTGTTCACTTGTATTCGCAATAGTTTCTTTCTTCCATTTCTCA